GAGTATTAACTGTAGAATTAAAAAACACTGCAACTTCACAAATTGCATTTTTACTTTCAACATCTAATGCAGGCGCAGCAGCTGTACCAACAATTACGGCTGGAACACCAACGCTTCAAACTGTTAATAGAGCTTTAACTGCTAATCCAGGTGGTGTAAAAGCTTCAGTTGGTTTTGGAAAAGATCAAACAGGTGGTGTACCAGCTCCAGGACAAGGGCCTTTAGCTGCTAACTTACAAATATTTGTAAACACAGTTACTTATACTGCCTAATTATTAATTCATATGCCTCCTGTTTAAGCAGGGGGTATATAATTTTATTTATATGAAAGCAACCGGACTAGGAGATACGATTGAAAAAATAACCACTGTAACAGGTGTAAAAACTGTTGTAGATTCAATTTCTAAAAGTTTAAAGAAACCTTGTGGTTGTCAAAAAAGAAAAGAAGCTTTAAATAAAAAATTCCCTTATGGCGTTTAAACTAAACACACCACCTTACAGTTGCGATAACACACCTATATATAGTGTAGACTTAGGAGGCATGGTTTTAGGTAAAGCTAATAATAACGGTTCTATATTAGTTGATATTAATGTAAACCCAAAAGATAAAGAAAAAGTTATAGATCACGAAATGGTTCATATAGATCAATTTAAAAGAGGTGATTTAGATTACGACGATAAAAACGTTTACTGGAAAGGTAAAACGTATTCAAGAAGCAAAATGCAAGAAGGAGCAAAAAATCTTCCTTGGGAAAAAGAAGCTTACGATAAAGCTTAATTATGTGGAAATTATTATTAGGCCTTTTAAAAGGTGGGGACAGTAGAAAATCTGTTGCGGGTAATTTAGCATGGGAAATTCGAGAAGCTATTAAGGGTAAAGAATTAGACCCTAATGAAATTATTGAATTACAAACTAAAATAAATGAAATCGAAGCTGGCCATAGAACAGTATTTGTTGCAGGTTGGCGTCCATTTATAGGATGGGTTTGCGGAGTTGCATTAGCTTACAATTTTGTTATAAGAGATTTATTTATTTGGATTACAAAAACAACTGACGCTCCTCCAGCATTACAAATGGAGCATTTAATGACTGTACTACTAGGTATGCTAGGCCTTGGGGGTTTACGTACTTTTGAAAAAATAAAAGACAAAACAAAATAATTTAAAAAATAAAAAAATGATACAATACGGAGTAAGTAGAGATTTTGCTAATCTTGCTGTTGATTTATTTGCAGCAGGAACATTAAAAGTACCAGGAAGCTCTGCTGCGGGTATTCCTATTGGGCAAGTTGTTGATGGTACAGCTAATTTAACCCCTAGTGAATCTAGGATGGTATACGCAAGCGGAGGTACATTTATAGGATCTGCATTATATTCAACATCAGGTATAAACACTGGAACAACATATCAAATAACTACTGATAATGCTGGTGCTGTAAGTGCGATTGAAGTTGTATCTTCAAGTATTATTAATTCTGGTATAGCTGGTCAAACAATAATTTTTGATGCAGTAACTTTAAATGCTGCATTTGGATTAACTACCGTAACGGGTAATATTACAGTTACAACAGTTGCTGGAGACTTTACAACTCCTTTAGATGCAGATGGTAATTTTACAGCCCCTGACAATGAAAGCTTTGCAGTTTATGGCTCAGCAAATGGTAATTCTAATTATAATTTAAAAGTAGAGCTTTCTGCTAATCAGCCTGGAGATTTTGTAGTTATACAAAACTTAGGAGCCCATACTTTTGTACCAATATTGGCAAGAAAAATTTATGTAACTGACGCTGCTACTACAGCAACAAATCTATTAGTATTAAGGTAAAAATATTTTATAATCAATTAAATTAAATCAAATGAAAAAAGTAAAAACAAAAGTAGAAAAAAACAAAGTAACAGAAGAGCAACTTGCTAAAGTTAAAGAACAGCAAACATCAATGGCCAATCTTTTAAGAGACGTTGGGTTTGTTGAAAATCAAAAGCATGTGCTATTACATGAGTACGCTGGTATAAGCCAACAGATGGAAGAGTATAAAAAAGAGTTAGAAAAAGAATACGGTGCAATTAGCATTGACCTAGAAACAGGTGAGTATACTGAAATCGAAGCTTCAGAAGAAGTAAAAGAATAAAATGTCTAGTATTATAAGAAAGATCAGCATTGGTTCTGATTATAAAAATGATGCCATGCACTACTCCGTTGGGCAAGAAGTCTATGGGGGACATAAAATAGCTTATATCATATTTGAAGATACTGATGGTTCTTATAATATTTTTATTAAAAAAAATAATGAGGTATTGCCGTGGAAGAAGTTTAATTCTAACATGGCCGTATCTGTTGAATATAATTTAGAATATGAATAGTGTATATGATTTTATTGTTGAACCAATAGGAGAAAGATATAATAACACTTTAAAAATAGGTAATAAAAATTTAATAGTAAATTCTAGTATAGAATCATTTAAATTTATAAATAAAAAAGCTAAAGTAATTTCAATACCCTTAGCATATAAAACTCCAATAAAAGTAGGTGATGAAATAATAATACATCACAATATTTTTAGAAGATATTATGATATAAGAGGTAAAGAAAAAAATAGTAGTAAATATTTTAAAGATAATTTGTATTTTTGTCAAATAGATGAAATCTATTTATATAAGCAAAACAAGAAATGGAAGTCTTTTGGAGACAGATGCTTTGTTAAACCTATTTTAAATAAAGACTATTTAAAGCAAGATAAAGAACAAAGCCTTATTGGTATACTAAAGTATGACAATAGCTCTTTAAATGCGCTTGATATTAGCTCTGGGGACCTAGTGGGGTTTACACCAAATGGTGAGTGGGAGTTTATAATAGATAATGAGCGTTTATACTGTATGAAATCAAATGATATTGTTATTAAATATGAACACAAAGGAGACGAAGTTGAATATAATCCAAGCTGGGCAGTTAGCAGTTAAGGAATTAATTAAAGTAGCTAAAGAAGCAATTGTAGATTCAGGCGATGATATATCTGCAGATAGGCTTAAAAATGCTGCTGCAACTAAAAAGCTAGCAATATTTGACGCATTTGAAATATTAAGTCGAATAGAGCAAGAGGAAAAAATGCTAGAAGATAACACAAAGCAAGCTAACAAGTTTGGTGGCTTTGCTGAAAGCAGATCTAAATAATGTATCAACAAACGCTATATTCAATTGTAGAAGATCATATAAGACCTAATACTTTAAAAAGATTAAATAGATTAAAAAGTTTTAAGTACGGTTATAACAAAGAATATGATTTAGTAGTTATAAGTAAAAACGGTACAGTAGGTGCAATATATGATATACAAGGCTTTAGGATTGGGTTACCAATAATAAACAAAGCTTATAAAAGAAGCAATGTAAAAGCCGAACAATATTGGGAAAAATTTGAATACCCCAAAGCACTTAGTAAAATTAAAAGTGTTTTTGATTGGGATGCTTATCCAGACAATTTTAAAGAACAATGGTATAACTATATAGAGAATGAATTTAAAGCTAGAGAAGAAGGGTTTTCGTTCTATAATAATGGTACCCCTACTTACATTACTGGTTCTCACTACATGTACTTGCAGTGGACCAAGATTGATGTTGGGGCCGCAGAGTTCAGGGAATCTAACAGACTATTCTACATTTTTTGGGAGGCCTGTAAGGCCGACAGTAGATGTTACGGTATATGCTACCTCAAGAATAGACGGTCTGGGTTTAGCTTCATGGCATCATCAGAGACTGTTAGCCAGGCAACAATATCAAGCGATGCTAGATTTGGAATTTTATCGAAGACGGGTGCTGATGCAAAAAAGATGTTCACCGACAAGGTTGTACCCATATCCACGAACTATCCGTTCTTCTTCAAGCCGGTACAGGACGGGATGGACAGGCCGAAGACAGAGCTTGCGTACAGGGTCCCGGCGTCGAAACTAACTAGACGAAAAATAGAATTAAACGAGCAGCTAAAAGACATTGAAGGATTAGATACCACTATTGACTGGAAAAACACAGGAGATAACAGCTATGATGGTGAAAAACTAAAGTTGCTAGTACATGATGAATCTGGTAAATGGGAAAGACCAGATAATATATTAAACAACTGGCGAGTAACTAAGACCACGTTAAGATTAGGTAGCAGAATAGTAGGTAAGTGTATGATGGGATCAACATCAAATGCATTAGATAAAGGAGGGGAAAACTTTAAAAGATTATATGAAAATTCAAACGTTACTAAAAGAA